CTTTGTGCTCTGGCCAGATACGGCAGTGAACTGGGCAAACTGAAGCAGCAAGGTACCGCCAGAAGCGCCACCAGTGACCAGCAGGCTCTCTTGCACGTAGTAGTCGCTGCTCGCTGTAGTCATGACGTTGAGGTTGTTTGTGTTCAGCGCGAACGAACGGACCTGAACAGCCATAGCGTCAGGTGGCTGAGTGCCTGAGTCGGCAGAGCCCAGGACCATACGTGGACGAGTGGCGTTGACACCTGCCACAGTGCCAGTCACAGCCCATGCCAGACGCAGATGACAGGTGGTTGTGGTCACCTGGGATACCGCGTGTAGCTGCACGTGATATATCTGATTGGCTACCAGGGTGAACACGATATCTGAGTCATTCACCAGGGTAACGCTGTTCGTAACTGTCTGGTCTGAAGCCTTGACCTTGTAAAGCGAAAGCCCGTCAACAGCCGTAGCAAGGCTCTGCTGAACTGAATACGAGTTGCCTGCCAGGTCTGTGCTCGACGGGTATGGGAACCCGAAGTTGGTGGTTGTGCCTGCCATGCTAGATTGCACCTCCTAATACTTGAGTGTATGTAACTGCATCCGTGACAACCTGTGCGTAGGTTTTGGTGGTCCCGATTTCCCAGTTGTAGGTCGCTGGGATTGTGATACCGGTTGGTGCAGGCGACACGTTGAATGTGACTGTCCACTGCTTGTTACCGCTGTCAACCGCATGAGTGATCTTCTCGATTACACAGACCTGAGTGATAGCTGATCCCACACCCTGAGGCTCGAATTCAACCGTGATCCACTGGCCTAGCTCCAACGGGCAGGTAGCAGCGATCAACGTCTGATTGCTGTGGCACGCAAACGTCAAGCTCGATACACGGAACATTGGCTGTGCGTACTGGCTCAGAATGATGTTGGCACCGTACAGAGCTTCAGCGTTGTCTCGTGTCTGCAAGCCGTCCAACGTGTAACACACCTGGAAGTAAGCAGCGACTGAAGCAGCGTTCTGTACCGTCTGAGTCACGCCACCATTGATCGTCGCCTGCACACAGTTCTTGATTGTCGCGTCACCGTAGTAGGGCACCAGGGCTGAGAATTGCGGCTTGGTAGGGTCAACCTTGGCATCGGAGAAGGTCTGCTGTGAAGTCTGCGTGTACTGCTCAAAGCGTCCCCAGAACTTCACATTGCCACTGGCGTCCATGAAGACTTCACCCAGGACATCCCCCTGAGCCACTGCCTGGATGACACCCAGAGCCGTACCAGCCCAGGCAGACGGCTGAAGCGGCACAGAGCCCTTGGCGATGCTCACCTTGTCACTAGGCCAACCAATGTCAGTGAGCACAGACTGGATGCGTGTACCAGGGAATGCAACCGTGCCAATAGTGCCAAGCAGCCCGTTGTTGTAGATGAACGGGTTTGCATGGTTGGCTACCTGGGTTGGCGTCAGTACGTAGTTGTATAACGCCACCTCGTCAATCGTCCCAGCCCAGTTGATCAGGTTGGTGCTGCTCGTTGTGCTGTTGCCGATTGCGATTCCGAATGTGCTGGAAGGCAGAACGTTGCCTGTGGTAGCCCCGGAAGAAACGTTGACTCCATCCAGCCACATGATCGGAGCAACAAAGCCAGCAGCCTTGGTGCAGATCACGTGATAGGTACCGCCATTGTTGACCAGGATGTTGCTAACCACAGTTGCAGCAGCACCGTTCTGTACAACAGAGAACACTAGGGAGCCTGAGCCCATGTAGAGAATCCAGCCGTCAGTCATCGAACCGACAGACGACATGGTTCCCTGCATAGCAATCACTCGCACCAGGGCTGAGTTAGCACTGGTGTCCCACTTGAAAATGCATTCCACAGAGAACGCTGTATTGACGACTGGGATTGTGGGATTCAGCGAATAGATAGCGTCAGCAGTGGCGTTACCGGCTTGCGTGTATGCACCAGCCTGATCGAAGTTGACGAGGCTCGTTGCACCCAGGACACCAGCCCCCAAGACGTTCGCTGTACGGTTGCCAATGGAATCCAGCACTGTCGTAGAGCCCTGAGCCTCACCCAGACGGAACCAGGCCACAGGAGCGTCCAGCGCCACGGCACCTGCGTACTCACCTGTAGGAGCAGTGACAGCGTTGAGCAGTTTGAATCCGTCAGTTGCGGATACCTCACACGTAGCGTCATTGGGACCGTTGTAGTTCTGGGTCCAAGCATCCACGTAGCCCTCAAAGAGCCTTTCGACGATTGCACCAGAGGTAGGAGCATCCTTGGTGACGATACGAATTCGCTTGTTGGGCAGAATCGAGCCGAAGTAGGTACCGGCTGCATTCGTTGGGTCATACTTACGGTTTGCATTGCTGAGCGTGACTGTGCAGGTCCCAGCCTGGAACTGGTCCAGCTCCTGGCTACGTCCACGGTTGAATGACAGGGCTCGTACATCAGCAGTGACGTCAGTCCATACCGTCGAGGCAGCAGTGGTGAAAGGTGTGCTAGCGAAAGCGATTTCCACGCATGGGTATCGAGTAGTCATCAGGCTAGCCCCAGTGACCCTGTACGGCGCTTACGGTCAACCAAGCCCTCGTACACAACTTCAGCAACCTCACGCTTGTCGAGGATCAGGTGAATGTGAATCGGGTTGTTGCTTCCGCCCGTACCCGTGCCAGCCAGTGTATGGTTAGGTACAACTCGACCTGTCATCCCTGGTGTGAACATTTCAGGCCCATGCTCACCAACGATGATTGGCATCCCACCAGCAGCGACGCCACCAGCAGCCATAGTGGGAATGGTGAAGGAAGCTCCACCGAAACCAAGGATGCTGGGAATGTGGATACCGAAGCCACCAATCGTGCTGTTCCAGGCTGACTTGATCGCCCCGAATGCTGCTTCGAACGGTGCCGCAATTGCATGCTCGACCGTGCTGAATGCTGACTTCACCCCGTCAACCACAGAGCTAACCTTGCTCTTGATTGTGTCGAAGTGGCTGACAACGAGGATCACAGCAGCGCCGACAGGGCCAGTGATGATAGCTAGCAGCAACTGCCAGTGACTCTTGATGAAGCTAACAACGTCACCAACGACAGTCTGAACGGCATGGAATGCAGCGTTCACGATGTCACGGAAGGTCTTGCAGTGCTCGTATGCATAGATCAGAGCGGCACCCAGAGCGATGATCCCAGCAGCGATCAGCACAACCGGGCAACCGAAAAGCTCGACGTTCATAGCCTTCTGAACGACTGTGAAAGCCTCTGTGGTTGCCTTCCACGCCTTCTGTGCACCATTCACAGCCCAGACGGTCACAGCCAGGCCACCAATGATCCCCGCAGCGATCTTGACCTTGGTGCCGTTGTCCTGCATCCACGTGCTGACCTTCTGAGCCAGACCAACGAGGTCAGTAATCGCGGGCAGAACAGCCGTCAGTAGCTGCCCCGACATTTCCTCGAACGAATGCTTGGCAATGGTGAGCTTGCCAGACAGCGTGTTACCAGCAGCGTCAGCGGCACCTTCAGTCTTCTTCTTCACAAGATCGAGAATCAGACCCTGTGACTTAGCAGACTCACCAGCCTTGTCCCACGTCTTGATCTGCTCCTTCTGCTTGTCTGTCAGCACGATACCGGCGGCAAGCAGCGACTTGGAGGCAGTCTCAGGTTTAGCCAGTGCCTTACCCAGCAGTTCAGCAGCGCTGGATCCATCAGTCTTCATGACAGTGGCTAGGTCTGCTGTGGTTGTAGTCAGGTCAGCGTAAGAGGTAGTGCCATTGCTGATAACCCCTGACAGTGCCTGGTTCTTGGCAATGACGGTATCCATGTTCGTCAGGTCAGCCACACTGAACTTGGTGTGTTTGGACAGTTCTTCATTGTTCTTGGCTGCTGCTTCTCGCTGGTCATTCAGAGCCTTGGAGCTACGTGAAAGGGCATCGCTCAGGCTCGCAGTTGCGTCAGCGTTCTCCTGGATGTTGTCCCAGCCAACCTTGCCGATAGCTACCAGCCCGCCCAGAGCAGCAGCAGAGGCAACCTTCAGACCCTTGTTGAGCTTGTCACCCAGGCTGGTAGTGGCGTGTTCTGCGGCACCAAGCTTCTCAACGTAATCCTTGGACTCAGCCAGGATCTCAACGACAATGCTGCGACCTGACATCAGAGCCCGTACTTCTCAGAAAGGTCAGACAGCAGGGTCTCAACCTTGGTCTTGATCTCAGGGCTAGCCTCAGCAATTGCAGGGTACAAGTAACGTCCACCCTTGATGAACGGGCGGGAAACGGACTTGCCCTTACCGACCTTGCCACCGAAGTCCAACCAGGGCTCGTACACAGCAGGAGAACCGTAGGCAATAGCGGCGCCCTTCACAGTGCCACGAGGCTTGATCGAGCTAGCAGCCTTACCGGTACGGGCAGGTACTTCACTACTGGCTCGACGGGCCACGTCATCAGCAATGTCCTTCATGCCCTTACGCAACTCCTTAGATGCATCCTTGCTGACACCCTTGAGCCCCGTAGCCACCTCTTTGATGCCCGTAACCTTGATTGACTCCTGCATGATCTCACCTGCCTTCTTTGGCTTGCTGCTCTTGGACAATGCTTCTGACCTTGAAAAATGCTCTCCAAGATTCGACTTCCAAGCTGCTGAGCCCTGAAATCTCCCCCAGAGTTTTCCCCAGGGTTTCAGCTAGCAGGAAGTCGAATGGATCAATCTCACCTAGGTAGATTTGCTCTTCTAGTCTTTTGGGGCTGTGTCACCCAGACCTGACAGGGCCAGGATTGCCTTGACGACTGCCATACACGCATCCATCGGAGACGAGTCAACCCAGACACGAGCCTCGTCAATGGAGACGTCACAGCCGGTAGCGACAACGTAATAGTCAGCCTCTTCCGGCTTGTCTGGGTTGGCTTGGATTGCTTTGTTCATAGACAGAGCCTCAGCACGGGTCATCCCTCGTACTGTGACGCTGTTGCCGTCGAGGTTCAGGGTTTCTGTCTTCAGTTCGATCTTCGGAAGTGCCATGATTCTTCCTCCTTAGAAATACGGTGCGGATTAGATGGTTGCGCTGGTAACAGCACCAGTCACGAGCAGAGTTGCGGAAAACGAAACCTTGTCAGCCACAGCGGAGGTCTCCGAATAGGCAGTGATCAAAGCGTTGAATGAGTGGCTACGCTGACCAGTAGTGTTACCGCCGGGATAGGCCAGGACAGCGAACGGAGCAGCACCAAGCAGACCCTCAAGAACAGAGGCAGGGCCAGTGGTCACGGTGCCGTCGAAGTCTCCGGAGAGAGTCAGCGTGCCACCCTTGAGACCAGCCAGGAAGCTCTTGTCGGTAGCGGTGAAAGTCGTAACGTCCACAGTGTCAGCGGTGCGGTTGAATTGCATGTTATCGCAGAAAGTGCTAAGAGCCACAGCGTTGACAGTGACCTCAGCAAATCGCCCTTGACGGAATGCCATTGTGAATACCTCCTATTAGTCGGATTGATTTAGCGTCGGGCGAATGCCACGGTTGCTGTTGCTGTTTGTGCCCCGCCTGTAATGGTGGCGGAAAATCGAATGTAGCGACGAACGTTGCCAGTACCAGTAATTCGCATGACACCAGGAGTAGTCAGAGTGCCTGAGGCAACCCCAGTGATCGCAGCAAACGTCACGTTGTCAGCGGAATCCTGCACGGTCAGAACAACGTTGGTTGCCGAGATTGCATGCAGGTGGAAGTGCACAACCCAGGTAGCGGAGTTGACTGCTAGTACGGTGTCCACAGTCGTGCCGTTGGTTGTCGTGCCCGACAGAGCCGTAGCAGAGGACACCAGCGAGTACCCCAGCCCGATTGCGTTGGTGCTCTGTGCCTGGATGCTTGCCAGTACCAGAGAACCGATACCGGAAGTGGTCTGGAACTCGCTGGTATTGGCCTGGACGAGACGTGCACGGGATCCCACAGCCAGACCAGCAGGGCCAACAGTGATGACAGGCGCAGTGACAGCAGCCAGGTAGGCAACCCAGGTCGGGTCAATCGTAGGGTCATAGAAGCCTGAGACAGTTGCCTTAGCTGCACGGTCCCCAGCCAGGAACGAATGGTCATTGGCAGTGAATGTGGTTGTGTCCAGAGCGTCAACGTCAACAGAGAAATCCATCTTGTTGAAGTAGGCTGAGAGATCAAGTGCATCAATCGCTACCTGAGTGTTCTTGCCGTGTACGAACGTCATTTAGCTAACCTCCTCAGGTCGCAATTTCGAGAGTGAACTTGCCTGCCAGGTAGTCCACAGCGGCAACAGTGATGGTTTCGATCTTGCAATCAACTACGTGGCAGACCTGCACGGTTCCACCCAGGTTGCCTTCCAGAGCCTCTTTGAATCCAGATACCCCAGAGACCAAGGCTGAGATACGGTCACGTGCTGTCTTGTCCGCGACCATTCCCACAGCGACCCATACCGGCATTGTCAGTTGGTGTGACCCGCCAGTGAAGCTCAGGTCGAATTCAATATCTTCCGGGTAGCCCACGACCAGGCACGGTGGGCTGATGCTCTGTGCGGGATACGCATACGCCTTACCAGCCACTACAACATTGCCCACCACTGCTGCATCAGCAATTGCGTCCATGATTGCGCCTAGATCGAACGACTTCACAGTGACTCAACAGTCGGAACTGCAACCCACCAATAGAGCTTGTGAGGCTTGAGCATTGTCTGCACGTCAGGATCAAGCTGAGCCAACAGACGAATCTCATTGCCCATGTCAGGTGAACCAGCTACCCCCGCCCAGGCGTCACGTCGCTTGTAGTAACGATTGGCCTGGATCAGAGCAGCCAGGATCACACCTGTAGGAACTGAACCGGCTGTGAACGTCTGGTCACAGAATCGGTTCACGTTGTCAACTGCTGAATCAAGGCAGAGGCCAATAACGTAGTCGTCACTGGTGTCAGCACTCTCAACACGAAGGAACGTCTTGAAATCGTTGAGCACTGGATAGTCACTCATTATTGGCCTCCTTCCTTGATTCTGGGATTAGCTGGGAGTAACGATGTCCTGAGCAGCCTCGACAACCGGAGCAGGTGCCTCGACAACCGGAGCAGGTGCCTCGACAACCGGAGCAGGTGCCTCGACAACCGGAGCTGCTCCGAGCTTGCTCTCCAAGGACGAAAGTCGGTCAGACAATCCATTGACCGAATCCTTGAGAGTCGAAATGGCATTCCAGAGGTTCTGCATAGCGACCTCGACCTGCGTGCTATCCATCTCAGGCAGCGTTACCGTAAGCGATATACGCCTTACGGTTCTTGATCGTGGCGTCCATACGAGCCCAGGCCGTGTATTCCACCAGGCCAGAAGAAGCAGACGAATACGGGTTAGCGATAACGGTCACATCGGCCACGTTACGAATGACGTAAGCCTCGTTGAAGTTACCGAACAGGATGAACGGAGCAGCGCCAGTGGTAGCAGGGTCAGAAGCCATACCCTGGTCAATGACAACCGGGAAACCAAAGATGCTGTACTCAGGCTTGCTAGTGGCAGGATTGGTGATACCCAGGATCAACGGACGACCGGTGCTGTCATTGATGCCCCAGATCTTCATAAACGTTGCCTTGTTCATAATCCAGCAAGAGCCGTCCTCGTAAGACGGGTCAAGGGCACCGTAAATAGCCTCAAGGTCAGCCAGGGTCGGGGCAGTGTTGGATCCACCAATCTGCTCGACGTCCAGGGTGACGCCGCTGTAGCAGAGACCCTTAGGCTGGGCAGAACCGGTACCGCTGATCAGGTCAACAGCCTGCTTACGGGCAATGCGCTCACCCAGCTTGCGGACAACCAGAGCGTTGACGTCAACAGCGGAGTCCTGGAGAAGCTCGAAAGAGACCTTCAGAGGAGCGTTGGACGCACCAGCGCTGGTGTACTTGTACGCAGACAGCGACACCTGACCGAAAGCAAGGTCAGACGAACCTGCGTCAGCCGAACCTTCAGCAGTCATGTGACCACTGTTGGCAGTGTCATCCAGGCTCGGGAAGTTCAGCGGGTTACCCTGGCTGGTGGTGAACTGCTCAGCGACGTTACGAACCCCGCCGAATGCCTTGGTGACCTCAACGAGGCGACCGAGAGTCTGGGTCGGGACCGTGTAACCACCAGCGGTAGTCGAGCTAGAAGCGCCACCAGAGGTCAGCGAACGAAGCTCAACCATGTCAGCGTTAGCGACGCCAGTTCTCAGGTAGCTCTCGAAGGCTCGTTCCAGGGTGTCTTCAGGCTTACCAGCAGCGCTGAAGTGCACAGCAGGAGCAGCAACCTTGTAGGCCGCAT